CTTAAAAACTTCATATCAACTTCTGAGTCGTCATGTCCAAGTATCTCGTATCCAAACCAACGTAAATACGGATCTTCCGAAGAAAACGACATCTCAACAGTTCTGTTTTCTTCGTTGACCTTTGCCCGATCTAATGTAAATGAACGGGTAAGCGTTTCTGATTTAAGCTTTCGGAGTTGTTCCGCTGTTAGTGCCATTTGCTTGTCCTGGTTTTGGTTCAAAAACTGATAAGTAAATCCCGTATTGATCTGCTAGGTCTTTAGCTTCTTTGTTAGCTGCAAAAATCTCTTCAAGGTCATAACCTCTCTCACCAGCTACATCGGCCAAGGATTTGACGCCGTTTGCAACGTCTGCCCTGGCTGCTGTAGATTCATCCCTTGGGTTTACCCACTCCCAGCCCCTCGGCCGCCATATTGGAGCGTTGAATTTGTCGAATTTACCCGGAGGAAGTGGGATAAAACCTGTGAGTAATGACCGCAAAAGCCAACGTTCCCTGACAGGTTCACAAAAATGCTCTATCATCCACGTTTGGAGAACTCGCCAGTGTGCACGGTCAAGCAGTTCACCTGATCTAATAGAGGAAAAGGAGACACCTTCAAGGTTGTTGGCTAGTGATACATATGAAACATTCCAACCTGAGGCCACACCACGGAGCATTGCTTTTTCAAATGACTCAACAGTAGATGCTGGTTTTTCAGGGTTCCAATCTTTGAAGTCCCACCCTTTTTTCAACTTCTCAAAAATTCCTGGTTCTGCTTCGCTTATCGGTTCGCTGTCGTTGGTTTCGTCTTCGCCTTCATACTCGGCATCGTCACCTGGGATATAAAACCCCATCTTCGATGCGGCAATCCTCCAGGCCACGACCTCTGCCTCTTCCGCTGCGTCCATCTGTTTTAGTTTTGCAAGTCCTGCGACAATCCATGGTGCTGATCTTGTTTCGTCAATTCGCTCAGGTCTGCGGAGGTGTATTACATCTTCTGCTGGTAATCGTCCCCGTTCGTTCACGCCCATTCCGATCCATTGTTCAGAAGGATGCCTGGTGAAAACGTGATAAGCTACTGGTTTCTTATATCGATTATATTCAACACCCATGCGGATACTGTTCCCGTTTTTGAGCTGGATGTTATAATCAAGGTCAAGGTGGTCAGCCTCGATGATCTGCATTGCAAAACCAGAACTGTTGTCTTTCCATGAAGGCGGGAAGTAAATCAATATCTCGCCATCTCTTGCAACTGATCTCAAAACCAATTGCTGGACATCTATCCAAGAATAACGACTGCAAACCGTACAACCAAATTTCCCCCATGTTTTCCACTTGGCTTCAATAAGGTCATTTGCATGTTTGTCTGGTTTTCCGTCACCGCCATTGGCGCGGATCTGCAAGCCTACACCTTTATGACCGAGTACATTTGTAGTCAGAAGGTGGAAGTATCTTTTTGCATAATCGTTGTTTCGCTCCATGTCCCGCGCCCTGGTTCGTAAAATACGAAGGGCTGTAGATATTTCCATATCTGCGGTGCTGTCTGGTGCGTTCCAATCTGCGGTCAATCTGCCAACTGCTGCGGCTGAATATGATCTGGTGTGTGATCTTTTACGAATTGAAGGTTTAACCGATTTAGTAATAGCCCTGAGAGCTTTGTATGTTGTTGCTCTAATACCCATTATACAAACCTCGTCAAAATTCGATTGCCCGAGCTTTTACCGTTCGCCTTCCTGCTTTCGGTTGCAACCTCAGAGCGGAGCGAGTTTCGAGCAACAAGCAGCTCTTCCCATGAATACTTCGACAAAGATCTACCGGCAATCGAATACGCCAGGTTGTCGGCCGTTGCCTTGCCCTGAAGGACAGTCTCAATATTATCAAGACAAATCTCCGCAAAGGTGCGACCGTCTAAGGTTGCCACAACACCGGGATCTGAAAGCACTTCGATATCACCAGAAGCAACCGTGAAACGATCAGTCCCGTCAGTGACCAGTGCAGTGTATTTATATTTTCCTACGGTGTAGGCTGCTGTGGTAGTTGCTGCGATGTCAACAGAATGGTTATCACCATCTGCCGAAGAGGTAAGAGTTATTTTTGCTGCAGAATTGAGAAGTACATACGACAAGACCCAGCTATCAGAAGCTGGGTAATCGTCAAGAGTGATTACAAAGGCGAGAGAATCTCCCGCTGTAATCTGTTTCGGAATTACTATAATTGTATCTGTCAATATGTCGCCTCGCGATAGCTCAATTGTTGATGCTAAATTATAGACGACGTTTTAAGCTAAATGCATAATCGCACAAAAAAAATGCATATACGCACATAAAAGCGCGAAATAACTATTGACAGGTGTTTATTATACCCCCAAATGTTTCTTTTCCATAGTCGATAACCAAGACTCAAGCGAACATTTTAAAGCCTTCCAGTTTCCTTTTTCATCAAAGCGCCATGCAGGGAGGCCGTATTCATCACGGAAGTGTTTAATGGAGCCTTTGTTTATTCCAATATAAGCCGCTATTTCTCCAGCGTTCCTACATATAGGGCTATTTCCATCCATTCACAAAACCCCTTCTAGTTTTTCTTACTAGTTTCTTTTTTTGCCTGGTCGGTGATGGCGCCATCTCTTCTTGTGTTACCTCTTGTGTTTCATCAAGAGCAGCAGCTTTTCTGTCGATCCTCATTTTGATCTTTGCAAAATTAGGATTCAGCCACTCAATACATCCCAAATTATAAGATCTGCAATCAAGCGGTTCATTCCCCAAGTGCTGCTTTTTTATTACCCACTCATACCCCACCAACCGGCCTGCCCTTCTTTTTTCTTTTTTTTCTTCGTTGGTAAATTGGTCGAAGAAATTCTGGTCGTAGTGTGCCGGAAAATGACAATACCCTGGTTCACCTTTATCTTTTTTGAGCCGCTTAAAAATAGTTTCTTTGGTTTCGTCAACGTTTACCGTCCGAAGTATCGCCCTATGTTTTTTATTTTTGTCTGCTTGCCAAGACCCCTTATTGCATATCGTCCCGGTATTGACACCCTTAGTTGCAAATACATTTTTCCCCCTACGTGGCCCGGTGTATTTGTAAACCTCCGTTGTGTTGTAACCCGAATCAACAAACATCCCAGCAACGCCCAACTCAATTCCGTCCTGCCTTGTAAATTTTCTTGCTAACTGATCGTCAAGATGATCCTTTGTCGATTGCTCGTCAAATTCACCCTTGATAATCACATAATCTATTGACCAACTCTCCCCCTCAAAGCCATGTCCCAGGATCTCAAGCTCAACCCGAGCATTCAAGCCGCCTTGGATATCAACACCGGCAGTAATGACCAGGACCTCGTTTGGTATACTGTCGAAATAATACTCTTCAAGATGATTCATAAAACCGGTCGCCGCTACCGATTCGCCTTTTTCTTCCCATGTTTCGCCTAGCAATTGATTGACGACCGCTTTCAAATATGATTTATCGCCGGTCTTCGCTTTCTTTGATGCTGTTATCCATTCGCCAGCAATATAAGCCCATGTCTTTGATCTACTATACCCGGCCCATATCTTGGCGCCGATGTGCCGTGGGGCTGTTATCTTTTCATCTTCTGCATTGAAAAATATATCTTTCTGGTCGTCATAATAACACCCTTCAAGGGTCCGCCATTGCCCTATATCATCCATTTTTTTGTATTCTTTATATTTTATTACACATCCATTTTCACTGCAGACATAGGATACAGTTTTTGGATCGTTGTCTTCCCATTTCAATTGTTCAAATTCAAGCCGTTGATAGGTCCCGCACTGAGGACAAGGTAGAAATCTATAATAAATTGCATCAGCATCTTTTACAGCTGCTTCAATTAAGCAGACATTTTTTATTTTGGGGGTAGATCCTCTAATCGATTTTGGGAATGTTGCCTGATCAAGCCGACCGTCACCTATCACCGTCGGCGATCCTTCCGCGCTTACATCTGGATCAAACGCCGCCAGCTCATCATACATAGCAACGTCTTTTGTCATGGCCCGATAGTTTGCTGGTGACTTGCCACCTCGAATATCAATGACCGATGTGGAAAATACTTTTGTGTTGAGAGTATTGTATTTTGATTTTTTGTCTACACCGCTTGAAAGAAGATCCCCAACTATTGGAACGTCACGCAACATCGGCTCGAGTTCTTTTTTAACAAAATTGCTGGCATCTGCGTCTTTCGGTTGCCATAAAACTATATTCCTGTAAAGCTGCTCGACAAAGAAGCCCATTGAAGCAAGCAAACATTTTGTGTATCCGATGCGCCTTGACTTGATGATAGATACAATTTCGATATCGTCTGAGGTCATCCAATTGAGAAGGGCTCGCTGGTATGGGTAACACTTCCACGCTGCTTGTGAACCAGAGGACTCTTTCGAAAGATAAAAATACTTGTCAGCCCACCT